TGCCGTATAGATGCATACCACGAACGATGTCAGCAAAGCTGTCAGGATCACGATATGTTTCAGTTTTACTGATCTGCTCGGCAGTTGCTACTGCTGAGTCATGACCTGCAACAATAACACCATAGTTAGTGTTTTGGTTTGCAGAGCCTGTAGTTCCTGAACCTGTACCTACTGAAGGAAGGTTTGAGGAAGTATAGAGTCTGAAGCCATGCATGTTGTTCAGTACTAGACCGTTACGTAGAGCACCTGATTCACCGTAATCAGCATTTAAGAATCGAGAATCCTCGTCTGCTAATATTTCCATGAATACTGGGTCAACTACGAGCCATCTACCTTGTGAGTCAACTTGCTGTTGATCCAACAAACGCTTCATGCGTGATATAATCATCGCAGGAGAAACGGTTGCTGTCGGTAGTGCTGTTGCACCTGGTAGACGTGCTGCTACAGGAATTGAATGATCTGCTGCAGAGCCTGTTGTGATGTTACCAAATGAAGACTTGATAAGTTTCATTGAAGATAACAACTCGTCTGAACCTGCTGTTGCTACAGCTTTTGAACCATTTGTTTGGTCATTAACTGTGTCAGCATCAGTGTGTAGTGCAGACTGTTTATAACCTGATAGATAGCCAAGAACTTCTTGGTCATGCTGATCAGCTAAACGATATGCTGCACGATTAGTAGCAAGATCCATAAAGTTGACATGTGAATGAGCTTCCTCAATATCGTCAATCTTAAAAGCATAGTAGTTAGCTTTATCAACGACTAGAGAGAAGTCTTCATCGTCAAGATCTTGTGCATTGACCTGTGTCCCACGAGCATATGCGCTCACTGAGATCTCAGGTTCTTTGATGATTTTCACCGTATCACCTTGGGCAGCTATCTCCCCAAAATAATCTGAATTGGTGATGTCACCACATACTGTACTCTTGCGGAATGCAAGTTGTACTTTTTTGGAGTATATGATACTGGAAAAGTTACCGTTAGGTAAGTTACCGTATCCTCCTGCTGTTGTAAAAGCCATGATAAAATCCTCCTGATATTTGGCTTGAATTAAGCTTAAACATCTAAAAGGGGCTGTACGTTTTCTAGGGTGCAGTTAATATTTACTTGCGCTAGCAAATACCACTGGGCCTATACTTGTCCAGGTAGTTCTTCTTAGTTTAGACTTCTTATGAATTTGAGTATGACAAAAGGTAGTCAAAGTGAGGCTTTTGTCAATATACCCATAGTTATACTGCTGAAAATTGATTTGTCAACAGTTTTATCTAGCTTTGCCAGATACATCGTAAACAAATTTACCCGAACGGATAGCTTTGTTAATTTCGTCAGATCGTTCTTCAAACTCCATATCGGACATTTTTGCAACTTCTGACTCACGAATTGCGTCATTTGCATCTTCTACATCTACTTGTGTCTTAGTACGTTTAGTTACAGTAGAAGCTGCATCTTTTGCTTTTGCTTTCTTTGCACTCTTAGTTAAACCCTTGTCTACTTTGTATAGATCTATAACACGGACTACAGAAGCAGGGTCATCTGAGTTTTCATATAGTGCATCTTGTACCCATTTAGGTTGTTCTTCAACCCAAGTATGAAACTCTTCGGATGCACGTAGGTCATCAAAGTCTTCATGAGATTTACGTATAACACTTTCAGCTTTAGTTCTTTCAGCTTCTGTTTGAATCTTATCAAACTCTTGCATACGAGCTTCAGCTTTACTAAACATCTCTTGAGCTTTTTTAGCAGCAATAGTTTCTACAATACCTGCTACGTCTGGATACTCTTTAGACCATTCTTCTATATCTTCATCAGACTTAGGTGGTACAATAGATTCTTTTTCTAATCGTTTTTCAAAGGCTTGAAACTTTTCGTCCCATTCCTTTTCCTTATCTTGCATGTGGCGTCTTAGATCACCGTAACGCTTTTTAAACGATTTTTCTTCAGCAGATAACGTTTCTTCTTTAACTTCTGTATCGGCCTCTTTTTCTTTGGAAGCTTCTTTTTCTGGTTGCTGTTCTTCGTCTTCTTCTCCACGTTGTTCAGCTTCAAGTTTACGAATCTCCTCTTCTTCAGCTTCCATTCGGCTACGTTTCTTTTCGTGATTGTAACCTCTGTCTACAAATCCTGCTGTTTTTTGTGTTTCTACTTCTGCTAATTCAGGCATATTTTTTCCTTTTCTGTTGGGGTCAGCCGAAGCTGAGTAGCCTTATTATTTCTTTGCCTTTTTCTTTTTTTGCATCAATCCACCTCTGTTTAAACTTACTGTACCAGAAGGATTTTGGGCTGATGCTGAAAGTGATTTTTCTAATTGAGATATATTATCTGCTGTTTCACCTGGAGTAGATGAGCTTGCTATATAACTATCTTTATTTTTCTGCAATTTGTTAAAAGCTTGTCTAGCTTTTTGTTTTCTGCTGTCTCCTGCTTGTTTAGATTTTTTACTATCAAATCCTTTGCCTTTTTTATAATCTGAAACTGTGTTAATATCAGGTATATTTTTAAAACCATCTACTTCATACTGATATTTTGCTACGTTGTTAGCATGTTTGTTTGCTGTTGGGAATATTTGATCAAGAAAATTTATTAAACCCCCCGCTTGTTTTTTATACTCCATAATTTCTTCGCCAATTGTTTCAGCCAGGTCATCATGACCTCTGGCATCTGCAATGATTTGAGCTGCTTGCATATCCTGTAAGTTTTTTAATCCTTTACCTACTTGAAATGCTGCTACTAATGCTGGACCTGTTGAACCTAAAAGCATATAACCTGCACCTTGTAAAAACCTACCAGTACTAGAGTCTATGTTACCACTTTTAGCATCGTCTACAAACTTTCTAATAGCAGCAGGGTCGTCCCAATTTACCTGTGCTCCCCAAGGTTTATCTTCTTTTTCCTCTCCACCTGGAGGTGTTATTGTAGGATTACCACCACCACCACCTCTTTTAGATCTATACATATTGTATTCAGCTAGAGTCATAGTGTATTTATCGGCTATTGCTTTTTTTCTTTCTACTTCACTATTTACAGTTCTAGTCTGACCAGATGTATTATATAAGGTAATAGGAGTAAAAGCTTTAACTTCAGTTTGTTGTACACCCTGATTATTATTAGTATTACCAGTAGAGTCAAATATTGTAGAACCTAATGGAATACCTGTGTAATTTTGATCTATAGCAGCTTTTCCTTGATCTAGAAAATCCTGTCCGACTTGAGCTGATGTTTTACCACCTAACATATCAGCCTCTACATCACCACCCCCATACATCATTACTGGATTACCTACAGCTTTAGCAGGTGGTTGTTCAAGAAGTTCTTGTTGTGCTTTGTAAGCATTTACAGAACCACCTTGAGACATACCCATCATCTCTTGTACAGCTTGCATTTCTTCTGGAGATAACTCTTCGGTATTCATTGGTCCACCTGCAGGTACAGGTTCTCCGCCTATTCTACCATTCATTTCCATGTCTTGCAAGCCTATTTTTGCTCTTTCTCGCAAATCTTCAAAAAACTTTACACCGTAGTAACGAACAACATCGGCAGGAACTACATATTCACCATCAGACAGCTGTGCAGGTATATCATCTCGTACTTCCTCAGCCATAGAACCTGACGGTATATCATTACCTGAGACTGGATCTACATCCATACCATCATCTGTTAGACCACCTTCATCCATAAAAGCCATCTGCATTTGTTTATCCATCATGGCTCCACCTTTATTTAATCGTTTGTTGTACCAGTAAGTTTCAAACTCTTCTCTTGTAGGATTTTTTTCTTTAAGAAAGTTTATTACTTGAAGCATTGTATTTTTAGTTACAACAGGTTCATTTGCTGTACCTTTTGCGTCAATATTTTGAAGCACCTTATCAAAAGCTATTTCTTCACCACCTTTAAACTTAATTATACCGACTTGTATTTCTCTTCCATCTACCTCGTAACCTCTAGTGATAAACTCAGATCGTCCTTCAGGTCTTGGTTCTGGTTTAACATTGGGAAATGATTTATCCATAGATGGTCTAGGCATTGGTTTAGTTTCAAATGCTCTTTCTCTTTCAGCTTGTTTTACAAAAAACTGATC